ATGTGGAGGAAATTAGAAATATGTTAGATTTACATAATATGGACAAACACGTCGATCATCTGAATCAAACTTGGAAGTATTTATATGACACTGATCAGTACGGTTCCCTCGACCACTGGACAATCATGAAAGAACCTCCATACGAAGGTGATTGTGAAGACTATGCATTAACTCTGCTCTGGTTGATGAGTGGTAAGTCTATGGTTCACTTCTGGTTCAATATCATCACAATGAAAGTTCAATTGCGTAGAGTCATCACTGACAATGGTAAAGGTGTCGGCCATGTAGTACTGAAAATCGGTAACTTATATATCGACAACTGGACTAAAAAGTTCGTGGGTTGGGAAGAGATGGAAAAACTAGGTCATAAGAAGTATCTTTGGATGTATGACCCGATTTTAGTAATCCTAAAGATGTCTATAGATTCGGTGAAAAAAATATTAAAATAAGTTTGACAAACTCGTATTTCTCTGTTATAATATACTTCTGTTACCGAGAGGGGATAATACATGAATATTTTTAGATTACACGACGATCCAGTTATATCAGCACAGATGATGTGTGACAAGCACGTAGTTAAAATGGTTACCGAGTACGGTCAGTTACTCTCTACCGCGCACCGAGTTCTTGACGGTACTGTTGAGAGACGACCTTCCAAATCCGGAAAACGCATGGTAGATCATTATATAGTCGATGGCGAAGCACGTGAGAATTTACTATATAAGGTGGCACATAAAAACCACCCATCCGCAATCTGGTGTCGTGAGAACCATAAAAACTATCGATGGTTGTACAAACACTTTGTTGCTTGCGCAAAGGAATACACACACCGTTATGGTCGCATACACGCCACCTATGAAAAACTATCTGGACTTCTTTGGTTCTCTCCTCGTAATATCAACCAAGTCGGACCAGAGACCGTCATGCCTCAGTGTATGCCAGACTACTGTAAGGATACAGTCGTTACTGAAGGGTACCGTAAGTACTACCGTGAGGAAAAGAAAACCTTTGCTAAGTGGACTAACCGTGAGGTTCCACAATGGTTCTTAGAGAGGTAGGTCTCTGGACACTACGAGTCATGTTAATCATCTGGTTGAGTTTCTCTCAGAAGGCTGACGATGACTTGTTCGGAGTACTCACCAGTATTCGAAGATTTAATGAATGTAAGAGGGTTGTGCACTTGACAACACCCTAGAATGTGTCGTATAATGTACATTGTGTACTTTATGAAACACTTTGAGGATTTATTATGATGCACGGTTCAATGCGACATACAACGACTGGTCGCAAGAAGAGTTATAACGCTTGGTCCACCAAGAAGAAACCCACCCCCAGATTCCAACCTATGGAAGTCAAGACCGAACCCTATCGAAGGGAGACTCCGGTTTACAAATCTCATGATTCTGGTACCCTCAGTACCGAAAAGAAAGAGAGAATGAACTACACCGGAACCCTAGTCAAGGGTATCGGCACCATGCACAAGTCCAACGCAATCCCCGTGATTGATGAACAACAGATGAAAGACCTTGCGTCTATGAGAAGATAATGAGTAAAAGTTCTATTGAAGAAGACCATCGTGTAGCAAAAGTCGAAAGTCAAATCAGTCCAGAAGTCAAAGAAGAGTTCGCTGGAAGTACGATGTCCAGAGCAGGAAGACTCGCTATGGAACTTAATGTTGAACGCAAACGTCTCAAACAAGAGATGGAAGAACTACAATTAGAAGTCGAAGACTTGAAACCGGCAACACCTACAGGTACGATTGACAGTTATGTTAAGTGGGGAGCGACTGTACTTGGTGTGGTCGGGGTATTCACTATGAGTGCAGGGTTTGGTACTGCCGGACAGATATGTTATGCGACAGCCGCTACTGCATGGGTATATGTCGGTCACTGTTGGAATGACAAAGCAATTATGATAGGAAGTGCTATATCAGGTACTGCGGTACTAATGAACCTAGTGGACACTCTAGTATCGTGACCAATTTCTTTGTTTGAGTCGTGTTTACTACTTGCGTTTTGGAAATAAGTGTGAGATAATGTACACCTAATTGACTGATAGAGAGATAGATTATGACTGCATTTGTTAAAGAGAAGTTTAGTTGGGACGGTATGTACTTAATGTACACAGGTGAGTTCGAAGGTTCACGTACTATGGAGGAAGTATCTCCTAACTGTCACCCATCTTGGCACGGTATGCCAGAACGCACATTCATAGCACGATTCAAGTATGGTAGCAAACCTTGGAAGTCTTGGGTCAACTACCTAGTCAAGAACGTTTCTGTCGAAGAGTACATTGCCGTTAGTGATGAGACAAGTCCTCTAGAGGCGATGGATCACTTTGGTTTCAAACCACGTAAGAAACGTACTGTTCCACAACGTACACAGAATGGTTTCGGCATACAGAGGATGGCATAATGTACGGTTCAGTTGGTGAGACAATTCAATGGGACACTCCAACGGGTGTCCTTTCAGGTCAGATAGTGTTTGTCCATGAGGACATTGCAGGCGATGGTGTTGACTATTATAGTATCGCCACCGGCACTAATCTGATGGATAGACACTTCCTTGACAGTGACGCGATGTCACGAATGAACGTGAAGTCTTCAAATATTGAGGTAAATGTATAATGGAACCGTATTTCCCTATGACCGTCTATAGGAACAAAACCGAAAACACTTTTGTTTACTACTACAACCGAACCAAGGATGTGTTCGTCGACAAGATGGAGTTCTTGGAACTCAATGGTGATGTCGATTGTATCGTCGTTGATGATACACTCACTGCCCAAGAGGTTGATAAAATCTTTGCTGATATCTACGGAGAAAAATATGAGTATGCTTAGTCTAGAAGAAGCCTGTCACTTCATGTGGCGTGAAGAGTTGACCGACTGGGGTGAACATAAAATCACCAATCACATATACATCTCTAAAGGCACCGACCTTATGGGTTATGTTGCTCGGAGAACTGGGGTGATTCGTATGTTCAATACTCCCAAAAAGTCTTGGTCTGTGTCTCGTCGTAAGTTCCGTAAACTGAACAAGAAAGAGATACGAGAGATAGTTGAAAATAACTCTTGACAAGATGTGTGAAAATGATGTATAATGTTATTCAACTTGGGTGAGTGATGTCTTGCGAAGATTCCGACTGACAGGTATGTGGACCCACTCATCGTTTTTTTACATAGGTGATTTATGAAATCTGTAAGTATCGTCACTGATGATATCACAAATGAGATCAGTAGAGCATTCGATTACGAATTCGATGGTACTAGTTATTTTGATCCATTAGAAATATCCCCTCTAGACAGACAGTCGACCATTGGAGAAGAATGGAAGATTGGTCTTATCGTGGGACCTTCAGGTTCAGGCAAGAGTACCTTATTACAAGAGTTTGGTGAAGAACAGTCTATCGAATGGGATCATAACAAAGCAGTATGTTCTCACTTTGGGAGTTCATCGGAAGCAAAAGGAAAACTATCTGCGGTAGGATTTAATACTATTCCTTCTTGGATGCGACCCTACCATGTACTATCTAATGGTGAAAAGTTCCGTGCAGATCTTGCTCGACGTATAACGAATGGTGCAGTCATCGACGAATTCACTTCAGTGGTAGATCGTAACGTAGCACGTTCATGTTCTGTTGCAATCAAGAAGTACGTCGATAGACAAGGTATCAAAAACTTAGTGTTCGCAACGTGCCACTACGATATTATCGAATGGTTAGAACCAGACTGGGTATATGATACAGTATCCCAATCCGTTGACAATCGGAGGTTACTTCGGCGACCCGACATACAAGTGGAAGTCATTCCTTGTGGGATCAAGGCCTGGCCAATGTTCCGCCCACATCACTATCTCACAGGAGACATCCATAAAGGTTCGAGGTGTTGGATCGCAACTTGGAATGGGGAACCTGTCGGATTTTCTAGTGTAATATCCTTTCCTTCGGGTACTGTTAGAAATGCTTGGAGAGAGCACCGAACAGTAGTACTTCCTGACTTCCAAGGGTTAGGAATAGGTGTGCGATTATCAGATGCTATAGGTGAGATGCATTTGTCTGAAGGTAAAAGATATTACAGTAAGACTGCCCACCCTAGACTTGGAGGGTATCGAGATTTGTCACCTAAATGGAGACCCACTGCTCACAACCGACAAGACCGTAGTGACTATGATAAACTTTATGCACAGGGGAATATCCCTATGACTAAAGTTAATGATAGAAAGTTCAGTCAAAAATTAAAGGATATGCATAAAAACCGAATTTGTTATACGCATGAATATATTGGTGAGTAAAACTTAAATACAAATAAAAATCCATATCCTTATTCCAAAATGTTCTAAAAATAACTCATTTATTTTCATTTGATGTGTTGACACCTGTTTCAAAAACAAGTATAATGTTTACATTGAATTGATAAAGAGAGAGTTGATTATGACTAATGAGAACTGGACAGACAACACAGAAACCAACGAAGACGCTACCTTCCTAACACAGGAAGAGTACGATGTCGCCATGACAGTTATCCCAGTAGACATCAAAGACGTTAATACTTTCCGTGCCGGTTTTGAACTGGTTGAGTATGAAGCAGGTACCGACCCTATGGACGGTTTCTGTCTGATGGGTTTCGATGAAGTCGGAATGTTTTGTAAGAATCCTCGTTATGCATTTATTGGAGACGCAGCATGAATTTGATTGGTCAGAAAGTTGAAGGTAACTGGGGTGCCATGTACCCCATCTCACACGGTCTAATCGACCGTCAAGTTGGTCGCGACAGTGTCGAAATAAAATGGGAAGACGGTTACCGTGAAGAAGTTCGAGTTGATGATATTCATGAACTCGGATACCGTAGTCTGAATGGTTCACCCATTGGAATATTTTTTGGAGAGGTGGCATGATGGATGTTTGGTGCGTCGAGTGGTATGATGAAAACGATGAACGTCACATAGAATGGAATGTTCGAGATCCCGATCGTCTCCGACAGAACTTGGTTGACCTTGGTATGGATCCCACCCGAATCGATATCTACATGAAGGATGTATCCTAATGCCTAAGATAGTCAAACTAAACTATGACCGTAAGGTACGGTACCTATTCGACAAGGACACTGAGGAGTGTGAGAGACTCTCTGAACAAGTGATGGACCACTACGGTCAGTTCCTAGAGACTCCACACGGTTGGTGGATGGAAGACATCAAACGTTTTCAAAAGGTCTTGCGAGAATGTGGTCTTTCAGTTAATGAGTTCCTTCGAGAAGAATTTGTGATGCCGCAGAAAAGTGTGCAAAAACCCAAATCGAAGGTGCGTAAAAGTGTAGTGACCAAAAAGAAGACTCCGGTCAAGAAAAAGACCCCTACCAAGAGAAAAAAAGTTGCATAGCCCCTTGACTCTAATCCTCACTGTGGTATAATAGTTATATAAAGTCAAAGAAGGAAAGAGAAATGAAGATCAGATGCACTGGATTAACGATTACCACTAATCAAGAGATAGTTAGAGACTTCGAAATCTTAACGTCTGATGAAGATGAGATGGTGACTACATGTGGCCACGTTATAGACATGTGGTCGGGTGATAAAAGTATAACTTCCTCGAAGGGAAGGCGCATAATGCACACAATGTCCTTTGATGTAATATAATTTAGAGAGAATATTATGGGTTACCGAATTTGGAATGAAAAGTATCGTCACCATTACACAGAAGCACTCACTATAATGGATGATGAACTTGCGTACAAATACTACGAGTATGTTGTTCGTAAGAATGCTCATGGTTGGAAAGATTCTGAAAGAAGTAGAACCTATAAGGCAGAATGGGAATTTGAATCTCAGTACCCTCACATAACAAAAAAACTCACATTGAAAGAATGTCAGTCGTTTGCAAAACGTGTAATGAAGTCTAAACTGTGGGAACAGTTCAATCATAAAAATGACCTAGCAGTTAGACTAAGATCTGCATGTAAGACTATCCAGATCGAACAGATGAGATCAAACTCTTTGTCAGGTGTCTGTTATGGTGATCTCATTCGATTGAGTGAGAGTGGCATGAACAAGTATGTTGTCTTACATGAACTCGCACACTCTGCTGGGTTCAGTAAACACGACTATCGATTCCGTGAGTGTCTGATTCGATTGGTCTCAAGATTTCTAGGTCGAGAGGAAGCTAAGGCATTGAAGAAATGTTTCCGTGAAAAAAAGTTACGAGTCTCCACACCTACTATCAAATCACCCGAAGCATGGTTGAAAGCTTGTCAACGTGCTCCTATAAAAATTGTCGCATAAGGAATTCAAATGAATGAAATAATGGAAGCACACGATGAGTTAACTAAAGATTTGGAGAGAGTCCTCTACGTAATGGAAGATGATAATTATGAAGAACTGCCTGATTATCTAAAGGAACCTCTAGTCAAGAATAGGAATCGTTTGGAGATGTTGCTCGAAGTTCTGGAAGAAGATCCGTTATATGAAAGGATTGTTTTATAACAAATTGGTCTAAGAAAAGTGTTGACTTTTGTTATCAAAACATCTATAATACTTGTATTGAAATTGAGAAGAGGAATGATTTATGAAAGGTTTGTCTGAAACTGTTTTTAGTCTTGTTGCTGTATCCCTTGTCCTTGTTTATTGTACTGCTGTTGGTGGTGTTATTGATATGCCCGATGTTCATGTTAGCAATACGACTGGAGAGTGTGTCAAGGTTATCAACTATGCTGAGAACGATAACTACACGTGTGAAGTTCTTCCTACGAAATACAACCAAGTATGGGTGAAATGATGGAAATGGTATACGATGTACTCGGTCTTGGATTATTTGCATTTCTTAGTTTGTTGTTATATGTCAACCTACACATGGAAGAAGAGAAAGCACTGGGAGAGCACATCCCGTTGATGTGGGAAGAGGGTGGTTGGTTAAGAACTTTTTGGAATACCCTTATATCAAATCGGTCTAAGAAAAAGTAAAAAAAGTGTTGACTTTATTTGTGGTTAGTGTATAATACTTGTATTGAATTGATAAAGAGAGAGAGAAAAGATTATGGCATGTGTAACTCAAGAAGACAAAAAGAAGTTAGCTCCCGCAGTCAAAGCAGTCCTGAAGAAGTACGAGATGAAAGGTAGTATTGCGGTTAAACACCACAGTACTCTGGTGTGTAACATCAAGAGTGGTAAGTTAGATATCTTGGGTGCGTTGCCTGTTAGTGAGTATGGACCTCGTGATTACATTCAAGTCAACCCTTACTGGATTAAAGAGAACTACGAGTGTCCTACTGTCGTTGCCTTCTTGACTGAACTGAAGAGTGCGATGGAAGGAGAAGACTTCTTCTGTGAAGATGACATCATGACTGACTACTTCCACAGAAGTCACTACACCGATATCAACGTTGGTACTTACAACAAACCTTATGTGTTGGAGGCAGCGTAATGACCGGAATGACTTTTCGAGTTTGGTGTAACGAGATGTGGTTCAACCACTGTGATGAGGTAGAGACCTATACAGGTAAACGTCCGGACTACAAGGCAAAGGATTACTTTGCGAAGTACAAGTGGTTTCTGAAACGTGAATATGTTTACTTGAAAAAAAATGCAAAATAAATGAAAAAAACCCTTGACATTTTCCTAAAATAGTGTATAATGTCTTATGTAAAGTTGAGTTGATTAATTAATTGAAGAGAGAGATATATTATGTTTTATGCAAAACCAAAGATGTCAAACCACCACGATGCACAAACTTTCGATACTGTTACTGATGCTGTTCAGTTCCTCAACACCTATAATAAGTTAGGTCCGGACTTTGTTCAAGAAGGTTACTCTAATGATGTTTCTAAGTTGCAAGCAGAAGACTTCTGGTTGCTTGGTAAGTTAGTTGGTCCAGAAGGAACTGAGTTCAAGAACAATAAGGTCGTAGAGGTTAAGTAATGTACAAATTAGAATGGTACACTTGTGGTGAGATCGGTGAATCAGTTCGTGATATTATGGAGTCTTTTCTTGATGATGTTATTGATGCTAGTACTGCAATTCAATCGTTATCTGAGATTGGTATGTCTAATGACGAAATGATGGAACTCATCAATCAAGAACTTGAAGTCAAACAATCAATATTTCACTAGAGAGAATTTTATTATGGGTATGATAGCTGAGATTTTTCGTAACGATATGTTCAAAGACTGTTCTAACGGTGGTGTGAGTTCCAACTTCACTTCGGTGACTGTTGTGAATGTAGAAGGACCGTTTGAACCCACCGTGGGACGCCCTGCGGTTGAATTGGTAGAGGGTTATGTCAAGGGTACTTGTTTTGTTCGTCCCGTTTACCTAGGCACAGAACGTCCTATGATGGGTGGTACTTACGTTGCCACGTCCGACAGTCGATTCCGACAAAAGGTGCGTGAAATTACTGGGGGTGAATTCTCTGGTGCAGTTCCCTTTCATGATAGGGTGGAATTTTAATGCTGAAACATAATGATAGTTGTACTGAGTTGCTCACCATTCTACAAGAAGAATGTGCCGAGGTTATCGTTGAGGTTTCCAAGGTCAAACGATTCGGTCAAGAGAAGAAGAACATTGACCGTCTCGCCAAGGAAGTGGGTGACCTAGTCTGTATGATAGAGTTGCTTCAGAATTGGGAAGTAGTGTCTCACAGTGCGGTTGAAGATGCACGACAAGAGAAGTACAGTAAACTTCGTAGGTGGTCTAATCTGTTTTCCTATGATAGTGATTATGATCCAAGTGTGAGGTCGCATAACTAAAATGAAGTACGCAAAGAATGTTGATGTTGCAGAGTCCCCTAGTTATGATATGTCATCCTATATCCATAAAGTTGCGGAGTTTCTGGGAATATCTACTCTCCCTGGATTTGTTGATATAGAGTTCGTAGAGTCTTTAGGAGAGTTTGCTGGTCTTGCTGATGGTGATGAAGATCAGGTTGATATCTCTATTGCAGAGACGCATGGCACAAAATTGAATGACCGTCAAATTAAAATCAACATTGCGCATGAGATGGTTCATGCGGTTCAAATTTTAACAGGTAGACTGGTGCATACTGGACTAACTCGCAAGGGTAGTGAGTGGTCTTACCGTTGGTCATTTGATGGTAAAGAGTATGTTAATACCACATATAATGAACAACCTTGGGAAGATGAGGCCTATAACTATGAAGAAAAAATCTACGAGGCAATCGAATCCGGTCGCAAAATATGCACCGAGATTCAATCGTCCCTCTACCCACGTAGACAGAAAGAAAGAGTCTAAAAAACGTGGTCAATTGACCAAAGAAGAATTGTATCCAAATAATGGATTCTAACCACTTGACAACCACCCCACTTATAAGGTATAATATGTCCATATCAAAAGTAGAACGTTATGCAATGATTCGACGAGCAGCATTAAAGATTCAGAAGCATAGTAAGATCAGTAAGTCTAATAAAAAACTTGCTGATGAAGTAGTAAGTCTTGATCGTCAAGACTATAAGTCAGATGTACGTTGGGGAGATGAGGATCGATTCGTCAATACTCACTTCTCTGATGTATATAAAGCAAACCAAAATGAGGAATGGAACTAATGGCCAGTACGCCAGAAAACCTAATTGACTTGGGTCAATATCCACGTAATGATGTGGAACTTATCACACGCGAGTATATGCGTTGTGCATACTTAGATACTCTTGACACATTCGTCAAAGAGTATGTTAATCTAGATGAAGAAGATGAGACTCGTAAGAATGTTCTTGCTACACTAGAAGCATTTGAACACACCATTGCAGTACTGGATGGTAGTGAAGAGTTTCTTGAAGCGGTACACGCCGACTCTGATGAAGAAGAATCTAATGAAGATTCTGAATTTGAAAGATTCTAAGGAGGAATCTATGTTTAGTTATGAAAATATAGTTGATCAACTTCGATCAAACGTACTTCAGGTCACATTTAGTAAGGTCAACGGTGAGGAACGCATTATGCCTTGTACTCTCCAGACAGACTATATGCCTGAACTGTCGGAGTCTAAGGTCAGTCAAGTGGATGACTTTTCTGTAAATAAGTCTGTGATTCGAGCATTCGCAATCGACAAACAATCATGGCGGTCTTTCCGCGTTGACAATGTCCGTGCGATTGAGGTAATCAATGGATGAAAAAACAGAAGAGAACTTCTTAACCAAGAAATCATTCTCTGCGATGATTGAGAGTTTCGTTTTTCAAAACAGAATGTCGTACATGGATTCCATTGTACATCTCTGTGAGAAGAATGGATTAGAACTGGAAGACATCAAGAAGTATCTGTCTCCCACTATCGTAGAACATCTAGAGAGTGAAGCACGTCAGTTGAATTTTCTGCCAAAGCAGAATACACTAGACGTATAAATAGTAATGCCCTTATGGGTAATCTCATACATTGTTTATATTTAAGTTTATATTTAAGGAAATATTATGTCTTTTGCAAATCTAAAGTCCAAATCTATGGACATCTCAAAACTTGTCGCTGAAGCAAACGCTGCATCAGGTCAGACAACTAACACCAACAAATACCAAGACGATCGCAAGTGGAAACCAACTGTTGATGAACAGGGTAATGGTTATGCCGTGATTCGTTTCCTTCCCGCTACCGAAGGTCAAGACCTACCGTGGGTCCGTTATTGGGACCACGCATTCAAGGGTCCAACCGGACAATGGTACATCGAACGTTCATTGACTACCCTAGGTCAGAACGACCCACTAGGTGAGTTGAACTCACGTCTGTGGAACTCAGGTATCGAAGAGGATAAGGAAACTGCACGTCGACAGAAGCGTCGTCTACACTACGTTACTAACATCCAAGTTATTAATGATCCTTCTAACCCTGCCAACAACGGTAAGACTTTCATCTATGAGTTCGGTAAGAAGATCTTTGATAAGATCATGGATCAGATGCAACCAGAATTTCCCGGCGAGACTCCGGTCAATCCTTTTGATTTCTGGGGTGGTGCTGACTTCGAACTGAAGATCCGTAACGTTGCTGGTTACAGAAACTATGATAAGTCGGACTTCAAATCTCCTTCTGCACACTTAGGTTCAGATGAGACTAAACTTGAAGCAGTGTACAATACACTGTATGACTTAAACGAGTTTATCGTTCCTGATTATCCGAATGCACACGACGCCAAGTGGTTCAAGACTTATGATGAGTTGAAGAACAAGTTGGAGACCGTACTGGGTCTTGCGACTGGTGTTGGTGCAACTATCAAGAACGAAGCACTTGCACAGACAGCGGAAGCTGCTCCGGTTCGTGAAGCGTCAGAACCGACTGTAGTATCTGCTCCTTCTGTTGAGTCTGCTGCTCCAGTTTCTTCGGACGGTGACGACACACTATCATACTTCGCACAGATGGCTGCCGAAGACTAATCTATTAGTTTATAGTAGTGAAGAAAGGGGACTCGAAAGAGTCCCTTTTTTTATACGGTTCTCGTGCCGGGGTCGAAGGCATCAAATGATAACGATGGGCCCGGTAATGGAATTGCCTGTGAAGGTGCCGCTGGTGCGGATGTGGTACTGTTATCCTGAATAACGACATTAGATGCGGTTTGTGCCCTTGCTTCACGGTCTCTAGCACTGTTTTGTAGATTTCCAATTTTATCTTCTTTTTGTCTGCTTTGGATCTTTTCTGAAGTGTTGGTGTCAAAGGTCATTCCATTCATGACACCATTGAATGTATCGCTAAATGCCTCCATCGGACTCTTGCCGCCTGGAACTAGTGCACCTATGGCAGCTGCACCGCCCGCCGCAACTGCAAACGGAAACTTAAATATCCCAGACACGACATTCCATAGTTTTTTACCC